AATCGCAGAAATTGAAACACGTACTCGTAAAATGCGTAATAATGCGTTTCTTAAAACTCTTGCGTCCAGTGCGCTACTTCAATCTGAGTTCATGATTTTTCAAAATAGTTTAGTACGTGAAGGCGAATCCATTACTCTCAGCCCGAAAGTATTTGTGTCTCGATTAAATGCGTATCTGACTCTTCGTGGTCAAAAAGAAAGTAACACCAAAAAAACCGATGCGGGAAAAGCTACGGCATACAACAAATATCAGCAAATACAAATGATTATTGCAGAGACCGAAGATGGGCTGGTCGATCTCCTGGCATGGCAACAAGCGATTATTTCCGCAAAGACATTTATTATTCAAAAATTAAACACAACGGGAACTCTTAGCACGTTTTACTCGTCTGATAAGGGTGTAATCGTAGGCCACCATGAAGGTTTTGTGGCAGCCGACCGCAAAGGACAGTTCGTAAAACTAGTGGATCGGGCAGAGTTCTCTCGATTAAATTTGACGCAAGGCCGTTTTCATCAAAAATAACTAAAAATAGTACAACAAATTTATAAATTTTGTTGTACTATGCTATATACTACATATCAATCAGATACGTTATGTGACTTGAGTGCTCGCTAACTCGTATCGGCGCGAGATCCGCGTATGTATGATGGGAACATCATAATGCAACACAATGATGTGAGGCACGTCGACCCTGACGACTCACAGTGATTCATGGTTGGTGGATAACGGTCATGAGTCATCCCGTTGGACAATATTATGAGAGGCTGGAGCAACATCACGCGTCACGTGATGCTGATCGGTACAAGCTAACCGCCGATAGCAATCTCCTCTTATCCATGTTGATTCCGGCTCCGACGCAAATACCGGACAGACACCTATCTCCCTTTAAAGGGAGAGGTGTCTCTCCTCACCAACCGCAAATAATTAAATTATATAAATTATGACTACTAAATACAATATGTACCAGTACGCGAATCAACATAAATTAATCTCGTATTTTTAAACGAGTACTTATATGCCGATGTATGATTATCAATGTACACATTGCGAGGCAATCATTGAAGATATTATGTTACCATATGATCAACGTGATATTCCATTAACTGAACCGTGCCCATATTGTGCACAAGTAAACACAGTACAGCGACTGATTTCAGCACCCAATATTGGAGATTCTGTACGTTTGGGTCGATTACACTTACCCTCTGCATGGACAGATAAACTATCTCAAATTAAGGCAAAACACCATCGAAGTACAATGCGTGTGCCAACACCAGGCAAACGTGAACTTTAAAAGGAAATTTTAATCATGTATTTTGGCATCAATGCTGGATTTGGGGATTCTCTGACACCGGAAATCGAATCACTTACGACATTAGGATTTACCGAGGTGCGTCAGGATTTACAATACCTCACCACTCCAGAAATTATTCATCAACGATTACAGGAATTAACCAAGTCTAGATTACGCCCGTTATGGATTATGCGTCCAGAACAATTAAAGTATGCTACAGCCAAAAATCGAGTTGAATTATTCAACGAACCAAATATTTCTAATCCTCGCGATACGGTAACGTGGCCTATCTCTCCGGAGACCTATGCGAATCTGTGGAATACAGTCGCTATACCCGCAGTAGCACGAGGCGTGATTGTGTTTGCGGGTAGTATTTCAAATCTTGATCGACGATCATTGGCATGGCTTCAAACTGCGTGGTCACGCATGTCTGTGAAACCGACGCATGTTAGCATACATCGATATGCTGGATCAACGGGAGGCACTACAAAACCTCATAAAGGATTTGCGAATCGTGACGAAGAAATTTCCGCACTTCGAGATATTGTAGGTAATGCAATCATCGCAGTTACCGAGTTTGGATATCATAATGGAAGACGCACACGATGGGGATTACCTTTATGCGCCTATTCTCCGTGGGATGTACGTACGTTATTGACTGAAGAATGGGCTTTCTGGTCTGAACATCGAGTTGAGAGCGCCTATCTATATCAATTGAACGATGGTCCGTCAAATAAACCTATTGATCGATTTGGCATTCGAAACATTAATCAACAATGGAAACCCGGCGCCACTGCACACTGGAATGTTCTTATCTGATATATAAATACTTGTGTTTTGTTATATAAGGAGTGTTCTGTATGAGTTTATCCCGTATATTTAAATTATTCTTTTCACGAAAGAAAGCAACTAGCTCTCCTTCGCCTACTCCTTCTTCGCCTACTCCTCGGGCCACGATTGCGGTTGTCGTCGCCGCTATGGAGGGTGCGCCGCTCGTTGGTGCTACTTTCCGTCTTAACGAAAATCTTAAACGTACCACGGATGAAAATGGTTATGCGGCGATTGAAGTTAATCAAGGTAAAGTCTACTATGCTGTGGAGTTGGATGATTACGCGGAGGTGCATGACAGCTTACTGTTGACAAAGAATACGCAGTTGGAAGTTGCACTCGTGTCAACCAAACCCGCGCCGGTGCCCGTGCAGCCGCCCACCATTGTGGGCCAGTTGCGTGTGGCCGGATTAGCCTACCGCGATGATCGCGGTTATGTGCTGCCACTGCTGTGTCATTTTGGTGAGGCGTTCAGTGCGTATGTGCGTCGCCCCGATGCGGTACGTGCAGAGCTAGATCGCATTCGTGCGGCGGGGTATGACGGCATTCGTTTCTGGGATGTGCTTGGCTATTACGATAAAAATCGTCCCGGCGATACGAACAAGTGGAGTGCGTGGCAGGATCGCGAAGTTACTCCAGTTGAGTTTGTGGCATTTTCAGGCGACAAGAAATCTCCGACACCAAATTACTATGAGCAATTGAAAGCGTTCTTGATTGAATTACGAGATCGTAAACTAGTGGCGCAACACTCACGCGGAGATATGAATAGTTGGAAATGGGATCAGGTCATCGCTCATTGCCGACGTGTCGGTGAAGTTCAACGTGAAGTTGGGGCGGCTGTTATTGCATTAAACGAGTCTCTTAATGAAGCGTGGCAAAATGGTGCACCAGAACCGTCAAAACTCAAAGAAATGGGTGATGCGTTGGGCAACCACGCGATTCGTGGCAATTCCTGCGGAGACGATGGCTATGGTGGTGAGACACTGGAAGAAATGAATCGCATGAAGCGGGACGTTGGCATTATTCACGGGCATCGTGGAGGCGAATCATACAATCGAATCGGCCATATTCACGCAGTCGGATACGAAGTCCTGCCGCATGCGAAAGTGCCGGGGTGGCAGGGAGAACCTGCGGGACCGGGCGACGGTGTTACGGTTGGTCGTGAGGAGCACCCAGAAGCATTGTGTCTCATGGCAGCCATGGCTCTTGTGACACATCAAGCATGGGTCTATATGTCGGGATATGGTGTGTTTTGGAATGACAGTATCAGCACCATGAAAGGATTCCGTGAAGTCGCAAAAGTGCGTGAGTATCTGTCAAAAGATATTATGACGTGGCCGCAGATTACGCACGGAGGGGATCGTTGGCGCGGCACTCGTGTGTTTGTGGCAAATGCAGACGGAACACTTCGTTGCGATCATGTTTTTGCGGGCGATACTCGGTTTGTCGCATTAGTGTATGGGACGCCTCGTACATGGCCGGTCCCCGTTGAGCGGAGTTTTGACGGAGAGGTCATTCATCCGGTAACGGGTGAGCGCCAGTCACTCTCACTCAACGCAGGGCAAACATGGAATGTAAACTTCGAGCGTGGTCGTATCGTCGTGGGAAAGTTACGCTAAAGATGTGATATTAAATGAAGCGATTGTCGTCGCCTGCATCAGTATCGCTGTAATATTCTATTTTGGTGGCGTTAAATTTGCCAGATTTAACGTCATCGTTTGACTTTGGTTTTTTAGTTCCACGCCATTTAAACACGGCGTACGCTAAATTCCCAATTAATATTACAGCAAAAACTATGCCGCTGGTTAGTCCCATAAAAACCTCACGAGTATTAAATGTGGTAGCCGTACGGAGAATCGAACTCCGATTAATGCCTTGAAAG